CTCTCGGACGGGTGGACCTGACCTACGTGACGGGCTTTGAGAGCCGCCAGCTGACACAATCGATCCGGCTGGACCGGCTGGACGGGGTGCCGATGGGTGCCGAATTGCCGAAAGGTTGGGAAGGAAGTTTTGAAGTGGAGCGCGGCACGAGCGCGGTCGATGACTTCATGGCGTCGGCCGAGCAGGCGTTTTTCACGCAGGGCTATCTGCCCGCGGGCACGGTTTACCAATATGTGCAGGAGGTCGACGGATCGACATCCACCTATCAATATAGCGGTGTTGTGTTCAAGCTGACGAATTCGGGGAGTTGGCGTGGCGATGCGAGCGTAAAGCAGAAGCTGGAATTCTTCGCGACGCAGCGGCAGCGCATCTGATGGAGACGCCGAGCAGCCGGTTTATGGCGGAGGCGGCGCGCGAGTTCCAGGCGGCCGATACGGCGGGGCGAAAGCTGACGATACGTCGACTGGATGCTTTGGACCGGCTGCGCTTGTTCAAGGTGCTGGGCGCAACGCTATCGCTCAATACGCCGTATTTGGGGATGGCGCTGCTGGCGTGTTCCGTGACCGCGATCGACGGGGTCCCTGTGCCGCCGCCGGTGACGGAGGAGCAGCTCGAATCCCTTGTCAGGCGATTGGGCGATGCCGGTATTTCGGCTGCGGCGGACGCGCTGGATACAATCGATGGCACGCAGGAAGGGGCGACCGACCCGGGAAACTGAGCAGGCACCCCGATCTGGTGGACAGCCTATTCCTTGTCCGGAACGGGGTGCCGTTCGACGTTGCTTTCGGGTTGGGTGAGCGGGAACGGTTGGCGTGGATCGTGGCACTGGGCGAGCTTGATGGCCGGGTCTTCGATTGGAAGTCCATGTCCTGGCAGGATTCGTGAACGACCAAGACGGGCGGCGTTCGCCCACGGAGGATCGCTTGGACGACGCGGTTGGTCGGAGCGCGCGGCATGCCGTGAAGCTGGGCGTTTCCAAGGGCGTGGGGCTGGCCGTGCGCGCGCTGGCGACACCGCGCGATCAGATCGCGTTTCGGCGTTCCACGGTCCTGCACGGGGCCGCACCGATGACGTGGCGTGGAACCGCGACGGGGCAACAGTCGGGCGGCGGGCGAGCCGACGGCGTGAATGCCGAGCGGGCTTCGTCCGACGGGCGCGGGCCGGCGAAGACGCGGACACAGGCCGCCATGCCTGCCCCAGCTGCCATGCCAGCGGCGTCGGCGCCTTTGGCGCAGCCCACGACGGTGCGGATGATGCCTGCACCGGCCGGCGAATTTGCCGCCCCGCGGGCCGACGCTGGGCGGCTGAAGGTCGAGATGCTGTCTGGTGGTCGGGCGGCGGAGACTAGGCTTGCGGCCATCGGTGGGTTGGCGATTCCTGCCCAGCGCAACGAAGCGCCGGCGCGGGGCTGGGCGGTTGCCGCGCGGATGCCGGCGGTTGCCGGTGGTCACGGTGTGGTTTCGCCCCAGGGTGTCGGCACGATGGCGGGCCAGGTGACCGAAAGCACGGCACAGCCGGACGCGGGCAGGACCGGCGATCGGCAGAGAAGCGTGCTCGCTGCTGCTCCAACGGCGCCGACACCATTGCCGAGAGCGCAAATCCGGCGAGATGGATGGGAAAATGCGCGCCGCGCGATCAAGCCGGCGTGGGCGGTGGGATTAGCACGATCCGCGGCGCCGACGATGCGGGATGCGGATGTGCCAACGCAGCAGCCTACGTATCCGCATGATGATTCGCAAAGCCAACGGTCAGCGTTACCGCGGCGGGATACGAATGCGGAGGGTGGGCAGAGCGCCAACCCTGGCGGGGATTCGCCGAACGGTGGCGGCCCCACACAGGGAGATGTCTTCCTGGACGGGGCGCTGGTTGGACGCTGGCTGGCGCGCGATTTCGCGGAGGCGGCGGCAAGACCCGCGAATGGAAGCGCGAGCTTTGACCCGAGGCGCGACGTGTTTCCCACCGGCACCATGATCGGAGGCTGACCATGGGCGTTCTGTTGGGCGACGTGCTGTTGGATGGGTTCGAGGTTTCCGCACGGATTTCCTTTGGCGGCGCGCAGGCGCTTGCGGTGCATAAATTGCCGGGGGGCGGCCGCGTCATCGACGCGATGGGACCGGATGACGATGTGATCGCGTGGCATGGGATTTTGTCCGGAGGCGACGCCACCGATCGGGCGCGTGCCCTTGATGGCATGCGCGTCGATGGAAGCGCCGTGCCGCTTTCATGGGATGTGTTTTCGGCGTTGGTGATCGTGTCCGATTTGAAGCTCGAATTTTGCAATAGCTGGTGGATTCCGTATCAGATTGCATGCACGCCGCTGGTCGGGGCACAGGCCGCGTCCCTGACCGCAGCCGCGGACGATGTCTTGTCGGAGATTCAAGCTGACCTGTCGCAAGCGGGCTCGGCGCCCGGCGTTGACGGGGCGATCGCGGCCGTCGGCGCGGCAGGGGTGGGGTTGGTCAATACACCGGCCTATGCCGGCGCGGTGACGGCGCTGCTGGGCGCACAGGGCGCGATTTCGCAGTCCATCGCCGGCATTGAAGCGGGTATCGGGTCTTTGAGTCTTCCCGATCTGGTTTCCGCGGCTGGATCGCTGGCGACGCTGACGGCCGCTTCTGGGTATGTCGGACGAGCGACCGCCAATTTCGTCGATGCGGGGATGTGATGCAGACGCTGACCGTATGTGGCGGAACGCTGTTCGATATCGCCTGCCGCTATTTGGGGGACGCTTCCGCCTGGAGCAATATTGCTGCGCTTAACGACATACAGGATCCTTGGCTGACCGGTGTGGTCACGCTGATTTTGCCTGCCGCGCCGACAGGGGGCAATCTTGGCGCCTAGCGCGGCGCGTCAACCGGTTCCGGTGGTTCTGATCAACGGCCAGGTTGTTGGTGGCATCCTGGAAGCGGGTGTGGAATCCAGCGCCTTTTTTTCCGCCGACAGGTTCAGCGTGCGGGCCGCCCTTTCTGCGGCCGGTGCTGCGATCTGGTCCGCCGTGCCGTTGCTGGTGGAAATACGGATCAGTGTCGATGGCACGGTGGCAAGCCTGATTACCGGGAACGCCGATAGCGTGACAATCGACCCGCTGCGAGGCGAAGTGCGCGTGGCGGGGCGGGATTTCGCCTCGCTTTTCGTGGGCGCGCAACTCGATCAGAGTTTCGAGAACCAGACATCGAGCGAAATTGCGACGCTGCTGGCGCAGCGACAGGGGCTGGACGCGACCGTGGATCCCACGGACGGACCGATCGGTCGATATTATCAGACCGGACGCACGCGAACCGCGCTAACGCAGCATGCGCGGGTGACGACGGAGTGGGATCTGCTGTGCTGGCTGGCGCAGATCGAGAGTTACGATGTTTGGGTCGCCGGGCAGACGCTGTATTTTCAACAGCCGGTGCAGGGGAGTGTCGCGCTGATCTTACGCCCCGGCGACTGCATGAGCATGAAATTGCATCACGCCTTGGATATCGCATCCGGGGTAAACGTAACCGTGAGAAGTTGGGACAGCGTTTCCCAGCAGGCGGTCGTTCAACAGGCATCGACCGGTGATTCGGTCGCTGGGCTCAGCAGAACGATCGTGCGGCCCAATTTATCGGCGGATGACGCGCAATCCCTGGCGGCGCAAATTGCGGGCCAAATTAGCGGACATGAGCGCCGGATCGTGTGCGATATGCCGGGAGATTTGACGACGATGCCGCGAACGACTTTGTCCCTTGGCGGCACGGGTACCGATTTCGACGGTATTTACAGCATCTGTGCGGTGGATCGGCACATCGCGTTTTCACGCGGCTTTGTGCAGACGATCGAGGCTAGGAGCTTGCCGTGGACAGCTTCCTGAACGTCCTGCGCGGCCATGCGGCGCAATTGGACCAGGGTTGGGCGCACCCAAGGGTCGCTGTTGTGACATCCGTGGACCCGCAAACCTTTACGGCGCGCGTGACGATCCAGCCGGAGGGCGTGCTGTCAGGATGGCTGCCGATCGCGAGCCCCTGGGTTGGCAATGGCTGGGGGTTGGCGTGCCCCCCCAGCCCAGGCGACCAGGTGGTGGTGGTTTGGCAGGACGGCGATGCCGAACAGGGCGTGGTGGTGGGACGTCTATGGTCCAATGCGGCGCAGCCGCCGGCGGCACCAGCGGGCGAGTTATGGTTGCAGCATGCGACCGGCAGTTTCTTGAAGCTTCACAATGACGGATCGATCGAGAGCAACGCGGCGACGTGGCGGCATACCGGAAATCTTCAGGTGAACGGCGACGTGTCGGACCAGCACGGCACGATGGCGCAGTTGCGTGGCCATTATAACGAGCACGTTCATCCGCCCGATACCGCGCCGCCATCGCCCATGGATTGAAGGAGCGCAGCATGCCTGATGCCAGCCTGGTATGGGGCGGCGACCTCACGACGACGCCGGCGGGCGACATTGGCATGACCGACGGCGCCATGCTGTGTCAGCAACGTGTGTTGCGCCGGCTGCTGAC